GTACAGGTTCCCACAGACATAAAAGGTCTAGACTCCTCCTCTTCGGTGTTTATTGATTATCCTTTTTCTAAATATGCTAAAAACTTTTACTTTCCTGGTTCTAGCAAATGGAATAACGGTAGCCTAGAAAACCTAATTGCAGAAGACGACGCCTTGACTTCACCAGATCACCCAAACCCCGTAATTAGATTTAGCGACAAGACAGAAAATCGATGGTATGAAGACCTAGCCGCCATTCAAGGATCTGAAGATAACGTAATAACGTTAAGGCCAAATAGTCTATGGGGCTCAACAGAAGGTCATATGTACTTTCCCAACATGAATTTCTTGCAAGAACAAACAAGATCTTTTTACGGGGTGTTTGAGTCAACGACGATGTCCTTAGAAAAAAAGGTACTGTTTGAAATTATAAACCTTAACACTTCTAAAAAAGTTCAGGTATATTACAAAGGAAATAGAATAACATCCTCCACATTAGAGCAGATTCAGACAGAGCAGTCTGGTCAAGAGGTAATTGTTTCCGGAAAGCTCCATGGTCTAAAGACGGGCATGAGTGTGCTCGTAGAGGGCAGCGGAAGGGTGCCTACGGGACTTTATCAAGTATTCGTAATCTCTAGGTCCTCTTTTTCTTATCAGGTAAACCCAAATCAATCTGATGTAGTAGAAAAGGCTGACGACTTAGAAATTGGCTACGCCTATGACTCAACAATCTATTATGCCTTTATTAACAGGTTTACGAATCAGGTATCCGGGGTAGACCAATCTCCATTTGAGGAAGAAATATTCTATACAGCACCAGGACACACGATTGGCAAAAAGTTTATGGCTGGGATACATCTTCCAAGATTTGTTAGGGAAGAGGGCAAAGAGCTGGCCAACTTCTTCGGAACAAGACAGAACCTTTCTATATATATAGCTGGATCAGAAGATTTAACAAACACCTTTGACGGAAACATTTATAAAATTGGATTTACCAGTGCAAGAAATCTTAAAAAAATTGAGCACTTGTTTAATAGCGTAGGAATTCCCGTAGACTATGAGAATGTTTTTAATAGTTTTGGATTAAATGTTTACGATGCCGGAGATGAATATTTTGGAAATGACCCAGAGTATTGGCCCCTAGTCCTAGACGGTGGAGATCCATACGACTTTCAATCACTTAAAGCAATTGAACACGTAGCTACATACACCCTGCTTCCGAAGGTTGAAATGGGAATGTTTATGCTGGATGTCGCTGTTGATGCATATTGGGAAGACTATGTTCCGCTTTCCTATTTTGCCAAGGAATCTTTAAATGCCTTTGGTCGTAAGCAGTCTGGGGTAAGCTTCGTTCAGGTTAATTTAGATTATCCGAACATGAAAACCTTTGATGAGGAGGGAAACCACGATACATCACAAAACCTAGTAAGAGCGTATGTGGCATTCCAGTACCTGGCCGAGGGGTCAAACTCTATAGAAGATAACTTTTCCAGAAAAGAAAGCCTTAACAGCCTTGGGGTAGTAGAGCCACAAGCTAACTGGCTAACAACAAAATATGAGGTTGTGGACGGAACAATCGTGTATCCTCCATCAGATGTAGACTACAGGGATGTTTCCATAAACTTTTACCTAGAGTATAACATTAATGGTATTAGATTTAATAAAGTAAAGATTAGATCTTTGCAAGCATCTTCCCAATTTTTTGGAACATCTCCAAACAAAATTGGCACAAAGTTTGGAACAGACCTTGTTCCGTTTAGAAGAGCGGGTCAATACTTTGACTACAAATCTCCACCCCCATTTGGAATTTACAAGGGTAGTAGTCCATACCTGTACAACACTTCCAACAGTGGCATAGAAATTCGTGGAAATTATACAAACTTAAACAGGTCTGGAATATCTATTCCTATAAACACTAATGCCGCCCCATTCTTTAAGATTGGTTCAATGCAGATGTCCTTAAAGTATGGGGAAGATCTTTTTCCAGAGGTTCCTGTAAAAATATTTGAGATAGAGTCTGGCTCTGTGTACATAAAATTTTTCCTGGTAGCAGACAGTGCCAGCAGAAAGCGTGGACAAATATATGCCTTAGACGGAAACACAAACCAGCTTCAAGGTAACCTTGTATTCTTTAACAACGGCGTACCAGTAAAAAGGCCAATTCTTTATCCAAACACCTGGTCTGCCGTCGGACTGTCCTTCCCAGGATTTTTAGACATTGGAAACTTTGTTGGAGCCTTGAGGCTAACTAGCCCTATCATGTTTAACAACTTTAGCTTTTATCAGACAACCTTGGCAGATGATGAAGAGCGTTTTGGTTTTCGTCAATGGTTTGCTGTTAGAAGTTTCCTGGGAGACCCCATCGACTGGGGCTTCTGGGCAGGAAAAGAGCTTTCCGGGGGTGCGGTGGTACCCAGTGGTGCCCAGGCTTTTTCTTGGCGAGAGGTACTGTTCTTGTCAACAACCCTTAGGGAAGAAATTGACGCAAGTAATATTTATAAAATATATTCTGGAACAGACAGATTTGTTTCAGAAAGCGACCAGCCGCTATTGATACAAGATTATAAATATAAAGTTTACAATGGGTTAAGCTGGACACAGAATATAGTTAATCCTGTTTAATATGGTATAATAGTGGTTATGAGAAACAAAAAACCACGCTTCCCCGGTCAAGTCGGTGACACAAAGGTACAAGTTATTCAAGAAAGCTTTTCTAACTTCGGAACTTATGTTTGGCATAAGCCAAGCGGAAAGGCTTTTACGGACGGTGACGGCAACGCTCTGTCCATCGAAGCTATGAAAGACGATCCTTCTAGGATTAAAGAGCTACAGGATGCAGCCAAATACTGGGGGCAGCCAGAGGGTAAGGCAATCTTTTATCCAAATATGAGAAAAATCTCACAAGAAGAACACAGCGAGCAGATCGACAGAATGTCACAAGGATTTATTCCCAGCATGAATGACCTAGGTGCCGTCATTGCTGCAAAGAAAACTTTAAATGCTTATGGAGACGAGGGCTAATGTCAGAAGAGTGGACGGTCGGAGCAAGGATTGACGACATAGACAAAGAAGAGGATATTTTTAAAAAGCAAGACCCCTTTTCAAAATCCTGGAATGACATTAGATCCTTTAATGGTCTAGATAATAACTTTAAGCGCAGGGCTTCTCGGCTGTCAAAAACGGTAGAGCCTACAGATAGCTACCTTTCAAACGCTAAAGCAATTCCTGCCGGAGAAGAGGGTGCTCGATCTAGTCAAATCAATCCAGGGACGGTCTTTCGTAATGGATACGGAATGTTTGATGTTATTACTCCACCCTGGAACTTGTACGAACTTGCAAACTACTACGACACATCTTTTGCAAATCACGCAGCCATTGATGCCAAGGTAGAAAACATCGTTGGCCTTGGCTATGATTTTGAGGTATCCCCCAGAACTATGCTTAGACTAGAGGCTAACTCCGACGAAGATTCGGTTCAGAGAGCAAGGAAAAGAATTGAGCGAGCCAAGGTAGAGATGAAAGAGTGGTTCGAAAATCTAAATCAAGATGACTCTTTTACTAACACTATGATGAAATTTTACACAGATCTTCAGTCTACGGGTAATGGATACCTGGAGGTTGGACGTAAGGTAAACGGAGAGATTGGATACCTCGGACACATACCAGCTACGACCATGAGGGTCAGAAGGCTAAAGGATGGGTACGTTCAGATTATTGGTCAAAAGGTTGTTTACTTTAGAAATTTTGGGGCAAAGAACCCAAACCCGATTACTACAGATGCTAGACCCAATGAGATTCTCCACTTTAAACAATACTCGCCCTTAAACACATTCTATGGTATCCCAGACATAATGTCCGCCATCAACTCTCTGCACGGAGATCAGTTGGCTTCACAATACAACATTGACTATTTTGGAAACAAGGCCGTTCCCAGATATGTTGTAACCCTTAAGGGGGCCAAGCTATCTTCTGATGCGGAGGATAAAATGTTTAGATTTTTGCAGACAAGCCTTAAAGGACAATCTCACAGAACTCTCTATATCCCCTTGCCTCCAGACACGGACAACAACAAGGTTGAATTTAAAATGGAGCCAATTGAGAGTGGCATTCAGGAAAGTTCTTTTAAGGAATACTCTAAGCAAAACAGAGACAACGTCTTAATGGCACACCAGGTCCCACTATCTAAAATTGGTGGGTCTGACTCTTCAAGTATTGCCTCCGCCTTAGCGCAAGATAGGACCTTTAAGGAGCAGGTAGCTAGGCCAGCTCAAAAGAACTTAGAGAAAGTTATCAACAAGATCGTTCGAGAAAGAACAGACATCCTAGATTTTAAGTTTAAAGAACTTACTCTTACAGATGAGATCTCACAGTCTCAGATTCTTGAGCGGTATGTCAAGATGCAGATCATGACTCCTAACGAAGCCAGGACTCAACTGGGGCTTCCACAAAGACAAGACGGGGATGATCCTTTTGAAATGAGTCCCAGGCAGGCTACAGATACTAGGGCGAATGCTGCTGGGAACAGAGAGCGAGACGCAGAAAGGGCTAACAACCAGTCAGACGGATCTGCAACAACCCAGGGCAGAAATGCTCAGGGTGAGGGAAGATCATCTCAATAGTTATTAATTTGTTAGTTTTAAAAATGCATGTTATAATTAGTGGAGTATGACTATGTTTAAATCGCAATGGAATACAGAGGGAGACTCTGTTCGCTTTTCCGTCCCCTTCAGCAAGGTCGACGTGGAGAGGCGAATTGTTGCTGGCTTTGCAACATTGGACAATGTAGACAAGCAGGCAGACATCGTTACCTCTGAAGCTAGCATGGATGCCTTCGCAAGATTCCGGGGGAACATCCGTGAGATGCACCAACCATCTGCTGTTGGCAAAATGGTATCCTTCAAAGAAGATAGATACTTTGATCCAGAAAGCAAAAAGTTTTATAGTGGAGTATATGTCTCTGCTTATGTCTCTAAAGGCGCACAGGACACCTGGGAAAAAGTTCTAGACGGAACCTTGTCGGGCTTTTCTATTGGGGGCAAGATGAATAAGTGGGATGACGCTTATGATGAAAAGATGGACTCTCAGATTCGTATCATAAAAGAGTACGATCTTGTAGAACTTTCCCTTGTTGACAATCCAGCCAATCAATTTGCGAACATTCTTTCTATTGAAAAAATTGACGGGGTAGACGTTGTAAAAACAATTGGCCCAGAAACAGTTCTTGAAAATATTTTTTGGGATGAGGAAAGTGGACTCGTAATGGTATCCTCACTCGAAACAGAGCTTAGCCCCACCACTAATAAGCCAATGTCAAATATCGGATTTGTTGAAAAAAATGACGATCAAAAAGCAGACATGATAAAATTCTTGATTGATAGTGCTAAAGGCATTAACACAATTGAGATTAATAAGGAGGTAAGTCCTATGACTGATGAAACAAGTAACCTCGAAGAGGTTGTAGAAAAATCAGACGAGGTCGCTCCAGAGGCAGATGCCGCAGCTGAAAGCGTTGAAAATGTCGAAAAGGCAGACAATGCAGATGCAGAGGTCGAGATTGAAAAGTCTGAGACCGCTGAGACCGAAACAGTTGAAAAAGCTGACGAGGTTGTCGAAGAAGCTGCTGAGGTATTGAAATCAGATAACGTTGCTGTAAGTGCAGTTGCCGATATCAAAGATGCCATTACATCAGCCTTTAGCGATCTAGCAGAGACCGTGAAGTCCCTTCACGAAGAGGTCAATGCTTTAAAGAAATCAATTACTGGAGTATCCGAGGAAGTCTCTGCAGCCAAGCACGAGATTTCAGAAACAAAGGGCCAGTTTGATGAGTTTGGAAAGCGTGTTGATGCCGTAGAGCAGGACACAGCCTTCCGCAAGTCTGGCGATCTAGGCGAGATCGTGCAGGATCAACCAGATATGGTTGAAAAATCCCTATGGGGCGGTCGTTTCCTCAAAACTGCCGATTTATTCAAGTAAACAATCACTTAGGAGGTGACAAAATGTCGGAAGATATTAAAAAGAATCAGCCAGGTGAATCTGGTGAACTAGGAGGGACAACTCCTGGTAGCTTCCAGGCTCAAGGTGGATTTGCATCTGGTGGCATCGGAGGGGTAACTAACCCAGGCGAAAGCACATTGGGAAACATCCCTACAGCCGCGTTTGGAGTGACAAGTGGAGCCAATGCCGTAAATCCTTCGGGTGATGCAGCTAGTGGTATTCTACGTCCAGAACAAGCACGTCGTTTTATCGATTATGTTTGGGATGGAACTGTTCTCGCCAAAGATGGTCGCCGCGTAACTATGCGCGCAAACACCATGGAGCTCGAAAAGGTCAATGTGGGGGAGCGCGTTATCCGTGCAGCTTCACAGGGTACTGGTAACTATACCAATACTGGTGCTACCTTTGCTAAGGTAGAGCTAACCACCAAAAAGATCCGTCTGGACTGGGAAGTCACAGCAGAAGCGCTAGAAGACAACGTCGAAGGTGCTGCTCTGGAAGACCACATTGTCCGATTGATGACAAATGCATTCGCAAATGACATCGAGGATCTTGCTATTAACGGTGATGGAGCAACAGGAAACTTCCTGTCCATCATGGACGGTTTCGTTAACAAAGCCACTACCGGTGGCGATGCACATGAGGCTGTTGTAACCGTTACTAACGATGCCTGGACTCCAGACGTTATGCAGGACATCATCCTTGCTATGCCTCGTAAATACCGCGCACTTAAGAACAACCTTAAGTTCTATGCGGGAACCGATGTATTCCAGGGAATTGTCAAGAACAATGGTACTCTAGCCGATGCAATTGCTGAAGCTTTGGGTAACAATGGTAACACCGCAGCAAACACACAGTCCTACCTTGACGGTTTGGGCCAGACATTCGGTGCAGCTCGCACCACTCGTGTCCTCGGTGTGGATGTTATGGAAGTTCCTTACTACCCAGCTGGATATGTCGACTTGACATTCCCAGCTAACCGTATTTGGGGTTTCCAGCGGGACATTACCGTTAACCGTGAATATGTTGCTAAGAAAGATACTGTTGAGTACACCGTCTTTGTGCGGTTTGGTATTCAGTGGGAAGAAGAAGACGCTATTGCATTTGCCGATGCAGCAGCTGATTCCTAAGCCTTAGCTAACAACCCAATATTGGGGCGGGGACATTTGTCTCCGCCCCTTTATTATTTATATTCTGATATAATTGATATAGAGAAAAGGGGAAAATATGTCAAACAAAAAGACACCCAAAAAAGTAGATTTAGCAACAGCTATGCCGGGAGAGCCGTCAATTCCCCAGGGTTTGCTTAATAAGTATAAGCAACAGGTAAAAGAGCAAGAAGAAAAAAAGAATGATCTAATTAGCTCTCCCGAAAAATCTTCGTCTGGATCTAAAAAGGGATCGCTAGAGTCTAAAGATGTTTCCGATACTATTGGAACATCTGTGGCAAGCACAAAGCCATCCGCTAAAGCGGGGCAAAAAAAGCCAACCGTGGCTGTTTATTCTGATCGCAATGTTTCTTGGATTGGTGTAGGTAAAATATCCAAGGGTTATAATATCGTAACAAAAGAACAATCAGAAAAATGGCTTACTCGTAACCACGTGAGAGAGGCTACGCCAGAAGAGGTTGCATCACAGTTTGGTGTATAAGACATGGAAATATTAAGACTACCATCGGTAGTTCCACAGGCAATTATTGATGTATCTGAGCCCGTTACAGAATACCCATACAAGTCCTTTGATTTGTCTGATGGCTCCCTAGAAGAGGGCACCGTGACTTCCGACGGTAACTCAAAAGTTACCATCTTATTTTCTAAAGAGTATGACTCAGAATATGAAGTAACAATAGATGGTGCAGAAAACTACTTCACGGTTGTTAGGCCATACGTAAATCCTGAAACTCTTGGAACAAACTTTTCAGAGGTAACGGAATACACCAGACATGAAGAACTTGCCAGAGCCATCATTGACGCAGTGGTTATTGAAGGGTTTTATTATAAAAAAAGAGTTATAGGTATGACTGGCCTGGGGGCTGACTACCTGCCTCTTTGGGTAGACGCTAAAAAAATTAACAAGCTATACGAAAACAATGTCTTAATGTATGACGTAGAAGACATAGAGAACTCTTCTTTACTTTACAAAATAACTGGCGACAAGACCGCTATTACCATAGATTATAGTGGACAGATTAACAGGGCTGAGGGGGCAAACCTGATGCTTCCGCAGGCGGTGTCAGATCTTTGGGATATGCAGTTCGGATACCGGGGTTTCTCAAGAACCTTTGACTACACCTTACACCTGGAGGTTGGTTACAAAAAAGTTCCTTCAGAAATTTCAAGGGCAGCGGCTTTGCTAATCGAAGACATTAAATGTAATCGGCTAGATTATGCTGGAAGATACATTAAAGATTACAACACCGATCAGTTTAAAATTAAATTTGATGACAGGGTCTTCGAAGGTACCGGCAACATGATTGTCGATAAGATTTTGTCAAAGTACGCAAAGTCAATTCGTATTGTCGGAGTGTTGTAATGATTAACTGCGAGTCTACTGATTTCATGTTTCCCATGCTCGCAGACGTTTATCATCCCACAATAGAAAAAGGGGCCTACGGTAGTCTGGCTAAAACTTGGTTGCTCGACAGAACAATAGCTGGGAATTTTATCCGAGCCGGGGCAAAAACAAAAGAAGATCTTATCGTAAACATAGACCTAACCCAAGACTCAATGCTGATAGCCCGGGTACGATCAGACATCAGGGTGTCTTCAGGCCGTGAAAACAACGCTATAACAAATATTTTAATTACTAATATCAGAAACTCTGACGGCTCTCCCTATTACTTTGAAACCGCCGGAAAAAGAAACAATGCTCCTACGATCTTTGACGTGGCTACCGTTCAGCCATTCGTAAACCCCTTTGGGAAAATAGAACATCACACCATCATATTGCGCAGAGCAGAAAATCAGGGGATCTTGTAATGATAAAGGTTAACTTTAATTCGAAAGCTTTTGCAAGGGACATGAAGAATATCATAGATTACTCTACCGGATTTTTGGATGGAGTTCAGCAGGGTAAAAAGAATTTGTTAGAAAATATTGGGCAAGAAGTAATACATGGGCTAAGAGAGTTTATAGACGCAAGCGCAAGGGGAAACCCCCAAGCATTACATCACATATATGAGTGGACCCAAACAGGAAGCCCCGAGGCACGATTGTTCGACATCGAGTATGCGGCAACAGGGATTGGTCTTTCTTTTCGATCTACGTTTAGGCAATCTACAAGCATAAAATCTGGATCCAAAACTCCTTTCTATAA